TTTTTGAAACTAAATGGTCTAAAAGTATCTCTAAAATCTTTATTTGTCGATTCCATAACCGACTCGAAAGTAACTTGTGCAATTTTATCAATCGACCTTGTTAATGTCATTCTCATAAAATACTTAAATTTTTTATTATCTATTAATAAAGTTAGTTGATCCTCATCGTCTGAACTTGTAATAGATTGTTTATTTACTGGATAATCTGTATCAATAGGAATATTTAAAATAGCACCTTTTGAAAGTGGCTCTTCCGTATTTGGATTTGCTTGTCTTATTAAATATGCTTTAGTTTCATCACCATAGCTTTTACGTGAGATTATTTCGTATGTATCACCTTGAACTACACTATACATAATAAACTATCTCCTTGCCTTTTGGTAGCTCTAATATTTCATTTCCACTAAGATTATTTGAATTTATAAAAAAATCTAATTCATCATCGATATTTCCATATAATTCTCCAACTAAATCTATAATTGTTCTATCTCTACTCAATACGATTCTTTTTTCTTGTTTTAGCGTAAATGATAATTCAACTAAAAAACCAGCTGTTATTGAGATTACTTCTTGTAATTGTGTCTATAGATGCATTCGCTAAAGATACAAGCATAGTGCTAACATTAAAATTTAATGATTGAAACTCATTATTATTTGACGGAACTATTCCTAAAATAGAATCCATCAATGTTCCATAATTTGAAAGTTTAGAAGTAAAACTTGCAATTGCTAAAGATGGCAATTGAGTTAATTTTATTACTTGACTAACTAATGTAAATGGTGTATCTACAAGATCATCCATGCCCGTTAATATACTTTGTGAAATAGTATTAAATTGATTTTCTACATTTTCAGATTCTTTTAATAAAAATTTTAATCCGTTTGCCGTTGTTGTGGCTATTCCTGTCATAACACTTTTAAAACCGCTCTTTTTAACTTCGGTTGATAAGTCTAGCACATCTTCCATATATGTGGCTGTGGCTTCGTTATACTCTTCTATTGAATTTAAAAGTAAACTTTCTGTATCGCTTTGAGAATTTGGGTAAACTATATTAGTTGTGTTAAAAAATGTTATTTCAAATATTGCTTGATTTGATGCAGTTTTTAAATTATCTTTTCTTTTAATCCCGCCAAATGGAACTACATTAATATTCCCATAAATTGGGTGTGTTAATTTTCCTAGTCCATCTTCTTCAAGTGCTTTCATAAATGATTCTGATTCTATATCATAATCACTACCCCAAAAATAACAAATTAAAGGATATCTTCTTGATGTTTTTCCATTTTGCTGTACATATGTTTCATTTGACGATGCGAAATTAAAAGCAGTTGTTTTTTTATCTACTTCGACACTTACATCTTCATATTGAAAGTCGAACACTTCCCCACTTGGGGACTCATACGATGCTTTTTTTAGTCTATCAGTCCAATCCATTAAAAACTCCCCGAACTTTCCATATTTATATTACTACCTAATGCACCCGATGTAACAGTAGCTTTTCCGCTTTCATCTTTGATCGTTACGGTAGCTGTTGATATGTCTCTTTTTTCTTCTATGCTTTTAGCTGTTCTTTCTTGTGGACTTATAATCTGTGGCGATAACTTGCTTTCAGTTGAACTAGCATTATCATTCCCTCCGAATCCTAAAAATCCGCCTATATCTCCTAAACTAGGAATCCCTATATCTCCCATACTTGGCATACTTATATCTGTAATTGCTCCAATGTTATCTTTTATCCATTTTATCGAGTCTATAAGTATGCCTATAGGTGCAAGTACTGCTTGTACAATTCCAGGTAATGAGTCGAACCCCTCGGCTATTTCGTCTATCCAAACCACCAATGCTGTGATTCCTGCTATAAGTGCAGCAACGCCAATAACCATTAGCCCGATAGGATTCATAGCCATAATTATATTAAATACTGCCATAACTCCTATAACTGTTTTTAATACCAATGATAAGGCTAATATAGATCCTGTAACTATTGCAATTGTTTTTCCATTTTCAGATAAAAAACCAAACGCATCAGAAAGGGACTCTATACCGCTGATAAATCTATCTACTATAGAATGTTTTGTATTTAATTCTGATATTCCTGTTACTAAATTTTTTATAACAATTTTTACTGTTTCTACAAATTTTATAAATTTTTCTGATATTAAAGATTTATTAGCAATTACCCATTCTCTAACGCTTCTAGCTGTTCCTGTGGCTTGTTTTAAAAGGTCTTTTATAACTGGTGATAATACTCCTCCAATTTCTGCTGCTGTTAATGATATATTGTCTTTTAATGTTGAAAATAATCCGGTTGTTGTTTTACTTGCAATTTCCATACCACCAAAGAATAATCCACCTTTAGCTGTCATTGTTTCAAATGTTTTAGTCAATTCTTTAGTTGTTACTTTACCCGCACTTATCATTTTAAAAAAAGCTGCATCAACCTTAACCCCCATCGTTTTTGCTAATTCTTGAAAAATAGGAACACCTGCTTCACCAATCATATTTAATGATTCTAAATCCACTTTCCCTTTTAGCATAGCCTTAGTAAATCCTCTAGTTATAGACTCTAGTTTTTGAGCATTACCCCCAGATGTGTCCCCCAACATTCTTAATGTTTTAATTGTTTTTTCAATGTTTCCATTCATAACCGGTAGCAATGGGTTGGCTGTATCTGATAAATTTGTAAACTGAAATGGAGTTGAGGCAGCTGTTTTATTTAATTCATCTACTAATTTTTTTGCTTTTTTTGCGCCCCCCAATAATGGAGTAAATGCAGCTTCGGCATCTTCTATTTTTGAAAATTCTTTTACCAATAGGGCTACTGCTCCAGCCACAGCACCAATTCCAACTATTCCAAATGCGGTAGCTGTTTTTGCACCAGATATTAAAGATCCCGATAATTTATCTACTTGTCTATCAAGTTTTTTTACACTTGCGGTTGACGTCCTCATGCTTTTACTAATATTACTTTGCATACGACTAACTGGTGCTGATACTTTATCTATTGCTTTAAATACTGATTCTATACTAAATCTTGATGCCATTTAATTCCCTTTCGGTTTCGTATGTTGTTTTAATTCACCTCTTAATCCATCGTAATAAAATCTAATTTCACTTAATTTAAGAGTTCGTGGGTCTGGTAAACTTGAATAATCCCTACATATTTGTAAAAACATTTCTTTGTAAACATTTCCGGTAGTATGATGAGAAATAGGAATTAATTTATCATCATTGCCATGTCTAACTAGTAATGTTTTTGTTATGCCAAAAAAAGCGTAAAAATTCCTTGACAAATCTTAAAGTTTCTATTTTTCATTTTAGAGAATAGTCCAGAACTTGTTTGTGTCATATCTGACATCATAGCAAAAGTTTTACCTATATCTTCGCCTTTTTTCTTTTTATCCATAGCTTGAAGTGTTGCTCCTGATGGTTCACAAAAAGTAATTGGATTTTTTTCCTCTTCTGAAACTGGTGTAAATACTGGCTCGCCATTTTCATTTACAACTAGATTACCTTTCATAATAGAAGCAACTAATCTTTTTTTAATTACTATAAAATCTTTTAATGACTCTTCATCCATTTCATTTTCTTCAAAATCCAAATCCATTGATTCGCCAAATCTTAAAAATTCCGCCTCTGCCATTTCCATATTAATTTTACTCATCACTATTCCTTGATATTTAATTTTTTATATTTTAACATAATTTTGTTAGTTTTAGAGTTTTTAGTTTTAGAGTTTTTATTTTTAGATTAAAAAAAGCTAACAAATTATTGTTAGCTTTTTATTTTTTTGAATGTTCTACGTGGAACAATTTATATTATTGTTTTGTTAATTGTCCTGGACCCATTAAAGAAATTGCACCTGTTGCACTTTGTGAACTTGTTTGTAATTCCCCTACAATTTGAGCTGTACCTTGATAAGTAATCCCACTTGCATAAGTAATCGCAATTGGAAAAAAATCAGATTCATTTGATAAGTTTTGCAAATACTCATGATCTGCTCTATCATCATCAATAGCAACTGTAATTCCATCAATAGATAATGGTACTCTAGTTTTAATTAATCTAGCTGTGCCATCTCCATTTGCTTGTACTTCATTTTCAAAACCGCCTAGTTTTCTTTGAGCTTCAACATCTGCAGGAACTGCAAATATTCTACCCTTTAAAGAAATGCTCTCAATACTTCCACCTATAGCTGCCATATTATGCTCCTTACGCTAAAGTTTGACTAGTGCCAAAGAAGAAACCGAAGTTTAAATCAACACTAATAATATTTGCATTACCACTTAATTGAACAGTAGATGATACGTCTAATCTTTTCGGATTTGTAGGACTAATTTCTGCAATAGTATTAGCTTTTGCAGTTTCTGGATCTGAAATAATTGCGTTAAGTCCTAAACTATCTAATACCGAAGCTAAAGCAGCCACTGCATCTTTTGGTCTTTTTGCTTCTGGATTAACTGTTGCTTGAGAATCTGGAATTAATGGAGTACCATCCCATACATCATTAGCAAAAGTTAAATCATAATTAAAGATAATATTTTGAATCTTTACAATATCACAAACATATCTATAAGCTGGAATTGGATCACCTGTAGGATGATAGAAAGTAACAGTATCAGATACTTCAATTACACCATCTTTTACACTTGTAGTTGAACTTCCTTTTTTAACTGCTACATCTCTAGTAGGATAATCCCATTGCTGTTCATCTGTTCCCGGATTTAAACCAGTTGCTTTTTGACTTCCATAGTCTCTTGCTGGATTATTGTTTGCAATTTTTACAACTCTTGCTAATTGTCTAGCTGCTACTTCAAAAGGCAAATCATTGCTTCCCGGTGCTACTAACTGAGAATTAACTCTATCTGTTTTTCTTGAATCACTTATTACAGTTGCATCATTTTGAGTGATTGCAGTATTTCCAGTAAAAACAACTAAAGGTTTTCTTGTTAATGCTCCCCATCTACCCTCACCAAAAACAGAAAACTTTTCGATTGTTGGTTCATCAGAAATATTTAAACAATTTAGACACATAGTTTCCCAAACATCCCCAACTTGACTTAATGCACCATCTACATCTGGGTTAATCAATCCGCCTGATAGTTGAGTAGTTACAAATGTTGTTCCTGCTGTTGCATCGCCTAAAACTTCAACTACAATATCATTTGCACTTAAACCTTTCCATTTTGATGTTAAATTTACAACTGTTGTTCCATCAGCTGCAATTACTGGCATATCTAAATTAGCATTGATAGATTCTGTCATTTTTGCTGTAATTGTTGCAATTGTATCTGTATCATCTATTACAAATTGATTTGATGAAATGTTATTGATTAAAACAGAATATGCTGCTGCTTTTGTTTGAGTTCCAAATGGTGTTATATCGCCAGTTGCTGCTACTCCACTTCCATCATCTTCTAATGGATAAATAGTTAAAGGTATTGTACCTATTCCATCGCCATTGGATGGTAATAATTGTTTTGCTGCTAAATGAAGCGGTGAACCAAATCCATATAGAGATGCAACTTCCGATGCACTTGTTACTTGTCTTTTTGTTGTATCAAAAGTTGCAGCCGTAGAACCTTGACCAAATAATGCTACTCTTTGAGGTAACATAAAGATGCCACCTTGAAGATTAACAAATTTAGTTTTAATCCCTACGACTCTTGCAACTGCTGATATATCAACTGCTGTACTTATTGCCATAACTTTCCTTTTTAATTTATTGGATATTGATAGTCTGCTTGTGCAATAATTGCACCATCACTATCTCTTTTTATATCGTTTGATATATATTCTAATGTCTCACCCTCATACTGTGGCGAATACTCTATTAATCTAACATCTAATACTAATCTTATAGCTTGAACTCTTTGAGCCTGTATCGTTTGTCCTGATTGCTGTTCTGGTTGAAAAGCTGTAACAGATAATATTTTTCTTTGAGATACTGTACCTCTTAAATCTAAATATGTATATGTACTAGACATTAAGATATTTCTAACTAATTTAAAAGCGTTTTGAACTGCTCTTGCTGATTCTTCATCACCTGCATAATGTCCACCGCCTGAGTTATTTTTAGATACACCCAATCCGTAAATATCAATATTATATTTAGAACTTATAACCGATTGACTCGATAAAATAGTTGATCCGTCGTCCGTATTATAGTTTTCAAACCATACGTTTACAATTGGAGCAACATCATCATTTTGATTTAACCATTTTTCCCAAGGATTATTTCTCTCTATGTATATGTTTAAATCCCATAATAAAGGGTCTTTGCTATCTGCAATAGCTAAAGCTTTTTGACTTGCTACTTCATCCGCTAAAATTTGAGCTATTTTATCTCTTACTATTTCAAAGTTATCAGTTTTATCTATTAGATTTTGTATCATTTGTAAAATTCCAGTATTAAAGTAATTATTCCTAATGTTCTATCTGGATTTGATTGTGCTACTTTAAAAGTATGACTAGATCCATTTATATCATTAAATGTAACTAACCAAGGTTTTAATGTAGTGTTTGCAATTCCTACTGGTAGAGTAAATCCATTTAATAAAAGTGTAGACATTCGAATAGATACCGAAGCACTTCTTCCGCTAACAACTTGCCCTGTTTCTGGGTCTATAGTTTGTGAAATATCATTAGAATATCCCTTTAATCCACCATCAATAACATCATCTGTTTTTATCTCTTGTGGATTAGTCAAATTTATAGACCAACCAAAACCATTAATATCATCTTCTAAAATAACACCAAGATCTTGCTCGGCAAGTTCTCGCAAATTCACTTATACTTCTTTTTCTACTTCAACGATTACTTTTTTAGCTTTTAAACTATCAAATACTTTTTTACCACCAGCAAAATGTGAAGCAGTAACTTCATTACCACCAACAACAATACCTTTTAAAGAAGTGATACTTTTATCAGCTGCAATTACATTAACTGTGATTGTTTCTTTTTTTTCATCTTCAAATTTTGTTATTTCATCTTGAATAGCTTCAATTGCTGTACTTCTTGAATCTTCTTTTTCATTTTCTAAAGCCAATGCTTCATTTAGAGTTTCGATAGGATAACCTACCTCTAACTCTGTTTTTAAATCTTTAACTGATAATGCAGCTAGAACTATTGCTGTTAATAATGTATTCATAAATTATCCTTATGGTGCGACTGTAATTAAACAACCGAAAGTATCTATAGCTGTAGGAATTGCAAGTGGTCTTGTACCTACTTAAATTTCTAATCCATCACCATTACCAAGAATTGTAGCCCATAATTGTAAATCAATTATATCGCTTTTGCTTGAAATTCTTCCATATAATGCACTTGGTACACGTGAGTCTCTTCCACCAATTTTAGGGATTGCACCAAAAGTAATATCCATTCTTCCCATAGATGCTCTAACAATAACATTGTTAGTATCAATATAATCTTTATTTATGCCATCTGTAGGATCTTCATACATACCATCATAAGTCCAGATATCAAGCTTCCAGTTTCCTACTTCGATTGTACCTCTATAAATACCACCATTTCCTAATCTTTGCATAGGAACAATTCCAGAACCCTCTAATCTTCTAAGGTCTAGTCTTTCCACTAATGTATCATCAGAAATTAGTGCTTCATAAGCAGCTTCACCCATTTGTAACATATCTGGTCTTCTTTTTCCATCTTTATTGATCTCTTTACAAAGAGTTAATAAATCATTAATCTTAGTATCTCCAGCTGCACCCCATGTGATAGCAACAGTTGGAAAATGACTTACTTTTGCTTTAAAGTCTAACTCATAAATAGTAGAACTTGCAGCATCAGATAATAAAATCTTTCCTGTTTGAAGTACCTGAGAACATTGCAATTCGATTGTTCTTTGAATCTTTTCATTCATTTCTGTACCAACAGAAACAGCTTTCACAATAGCATTTTCTTGAAATTCTGGAGATTCAAAAGGATCTTCACCAGCATTTCTACTTATTAAATCAAAAGCATTAATAACTGCAGATTCTCTTAATATTGCTGGTTTAAAAGATTTATTTGTGAATAATTCAGATGAATTCATTCTTGCACCAGTAGAAAGGTCTTGTACTGCGATTGCAATTTTTCGACTTCCTCTTTGTACATCAATTTCAACTTGTTCACTATTGTGAAAACCACCAACTGGAACTGTAAACTGACCTGCCAAAAAACCTATAGGTTCTGCATCATCTTTGTATTTTTCTAGCATTACACTAGTAACTTTAGTACTCATTTAATCTCCTTATTGATTATCAAGAGATGATAACTCTTGTTCTTTTATAATATTGATTTTTGCAAATTGTCTAACTTCATCAATAACAACTTTATCAATATTTGAATTGTCTAAATCTGCATGAATCATTGCTCTTTCAAATGAACCACTTCCTGCTAACATAACTCTTACTGAAACATCTCCAGCACCAGCTGTTACAACTGCATAAGTTAACATAGCTTTAGGAATACCATTTTCATTAGTTGCTCCACCTTTTACATATGGTACTAATTTTAATGATACTGAATCTCTAGCTAAAATTACAGCTTTTCCATCTGCTCCAATTGTTCCAGCACCAGCAAAAGTTAGTATATCATCTTCAAACTGACCTTCTTTAATTTCAAAACTTCCTGAGTCAATATTTGTTATTTCTAAATTTGGCATATTATTTTACCTCCACATTTAATTTTTCAGCTACAGAAGCAGCTAATTTTTCATCTTTTGTATCTTCATCCGTAACTGGTACTTTTGGAGTATCAATATTCCCAAGATTTTCATCCACTCTATCATTAGATTGAGCTTTACTAATACCAAAAGACAAATATTTAGCTTGAGCAACTTGTGTTAAACCCTCGCCTTTTTCAATACATTCTAAAGCGTACTTATCTGCACCAGTTGATTTAGCCATCTCAATATGTGCCAACCCTCTGTCTTTTTCACTTGCTTTACCACTTGCTAATATACTTGCATATAATTCTGGGTGTTCTGCTTGTAGCTTTTCTTTTGTCATTTTAATCTCCTGTTTTTGATTTGATTTATTATAACACAAATCTTTGTTATTTTCTTCTTGATTGTTTTCATTGTGGTTATTTTCTATATTTAAGCCTACTTTTGCATTTTCATTAGCAGGGATAGTTACTACACTACATTCTTGTAATGACCATTTAATGGCTCTAAATTCTTTTCTTCCATTCTCATTAACTTCTTGTGTTCGTATTTTTTCAATACTTCCAATCCCAATAGAAAACGACTTCATAAAACCACGCTCAAATTTTCCGAATATTTCCATCGCTTGTTCATCTTCACTATCAAATACTGCTGTACCTTTAAGTTTTCCATCTTCTACTCTTACATTTTCCCATTTTCCAATAGGTAAAGAATATGTATCATGTTGTACCAATAAAGGTAAAATATCTGCTCTTTCAAGATTTACAGATTCTCTAGTATGTTCTAGTATTAAATCGTAGTACCCAAAATCCCAACTATATCTAAGTACTTTTGTTTCATCACATAATATTACTTCGATAGTTTTATTATCTGAATTGATAGCGTTTTTATCTATATTTAATACTGCATTAAATAAATTTTCGTTTTTAATTGCTTCATCTTTATTTTTATCCATTATTTCCTCCAGTTTTTGTTAAGTCTGGTATTATCCCAGCATCTTGTAATGGTTTTGTCATTTCTGCTTTTTGTTTATTTTCTCTTGTGTTTTGTTGAACTACTTTACTAAATTTCATTCCAAAAATATCTTTTGCTGCACGATCATTTGTAACCCATCCCTCACTTTCCGCTAGTTTATAAGCTTTTATCATCTTTAGCATATCAATAGCTGGTTTAATTGCACCGGCCCACGTTGCTAAACCCCAAGCTCCGTATATATCCCATTGATTTGTACGATATGCTTCTAAAAATCCCTTTGCTTCAACATTATCACTTAAAACTTCTGAAAGTAAAAAATCTTTATAAACATGGTCAAGGAAACAATCGCCAAAATCTGACCGCACTTTTTCTAAGTACATTTTAAACTCACTAACTGCTGCTTGACTTGCTGAATAGTTAGAACTAAATCCTAATGTCATAATTTCTGGTGGCATTTCATTCGCCCAAGCAATAGCGTTTATTATTGCTTCTTCAAATACTGCAAAATTTACATTTGGTCTTTTTGTATCGTATGAGTGTGGTTTTTCTCCATGTTGCAATTCTTGAAAAATCATACCTGGCATATTTGCAGAAAATTCTACATCTTTTCGACCTTGTGAATCGTCTTGAGTTTCCACTAAATCTTTTCTTATTGCACCACTTCCCCAAGGTTTAGATGATATTTTATCCTCACCTTTTTCTATCCATAAAGCCAACATCGCATTAATTGTAGCTGCTCTTTGTTCACTATCTCTATATCTATCAATTTCTTTTAATGATTGTATTACTAATCCTAAAAGCGATTGACCTCTAACCTCTCCTAGTAGCTTTTCTGTACCATAATATAGAAATGCTTGTTTTCTTCCAGTTCTTGCTCCAGTAGTTGCTATTCTTGTAGATTCACCTTTACTATTATTTACATAATATGCGATGTGTCTTTTAGATTGATTTAATTCTACCCCATGCTCGATTGTATTTCCCCTAGCTTTTGCATCACGTATCATTTTATCACTATTTGGAGTTCTTACATTTTCAGCATCTACTAATTGAATATTTGGTGTACCATTTTTATTAACTCTTAGTATTACAAGTACATCACCTGAAACGATTGCCATTAATCTGGCTTGACGTTGCAATGATCCAAATGTATCAGTTCTCGCATGGTCGCAAAGAGTTTGATTTTTTCCCCAAATGGTAAAACGTCTCTCTATTGTTTCTGCAAATTCATCCGCTTCTTCATCAGAGATACCTAATATTTTATTATCTGGTGTTGCTTCAAGTGAAATACCTTTGTTTATTTCATTTGTAATTAATCTACGAATTAAACCTCTAGCATAAATATTTTCCGTAAATAATTGTTTACTTCTTTTTCTTAAGGTCCAATAGTCTACAATTTCATAATCTTTTGTAACTCCAAATCCACCTAAGAACTTTTCGCCATTCCATCCACCAGAAAAATTTGATAAATCTTCTACATTAATATTTTTTATATTTGAATCATTATTATTAAATGGATTATATTTATTAAAAAATTCTTTTAACATGATGGTCTCCCTATTATAGTTCCACGACCATTTAATCTATTGCAATATATAGAATTTTGATTTATTAATGATTGTAAAGTTTTATTTAGTGCATCTATATCAAATCTTGTAACATTAGTAATATTTTGACCAGTATCAAGTCTATAAGTTTGTATACCACTTGATAAAGCAATTAATGCGTTATTGATAGCTAATATTTGAGCTTCATTTGCTGTTATTATTTTTTGCAATAAATCGTTAGTCATTAATCAAACCTTTTTTATGTATTTTATCATAATTTCTATGATATAGTAAATTTAATTAAAAAATAGCTTTTCATTTTCTACATAATCCCAAAATTTAACCCAGTCTATGTTTTCCATTCCAAAAGTATCTATACAAATTCTTTTCGCCATAACCTCAACCGCTGCATGACCATATACCAATAAATCCCACAGCTCATTGTCTGCATGACCCGGTCTATGCCATGAATAAGATATACTTCCCTTTTCATCAATCTTTTCTTTTCTAGTTTCTTTAGTAAGTTCTTTTAATTGTTTATCAGATAAGTCAATCGGTGCATTAAAATGATAGCCTTTTTGTATTCCATCCTCTTCAATCCATTCTCTTCTTAAAACTGGTGCTAATCTATCTTTGTAGTGGTCAACTGTAATTTTATATCCTATAGTTCCTTGTTGGGTCTTGAACTCTCCAAATTCGTAAATAGATTGATTCTTCGATGGTCTATCTCTTCCCAAAATTGGATATACATTAGATTCATAATCACTACAAAATGTTGTTACTGTATCATTTGCATAACCAGCATCTACAAAAGTTATAGCTATATTGTATTTTGTTCCATCATCTGCAATATAAACCTTTTCTTCTATTAGCTCTCTTAATTTCGCCCATACTGGACTTGATAACTCATTACATTCTGGCTCATTATCTTTTCTTTCAAATCTCCAATAATCTATTATATAAGGTCTTTGACCTCTACACCATCCCATAACTGAAACTGCTAAATTGTTTTTATGTACATCGACTTGGCTAGTAAGCATTAAAATTTTACTTTCACTATATCTTATTGCGTAATTATTTGGTATATTTCCTAGTGTATATATGCTTCGTCTATGTGCTGATACTGTGATAAATCTAATGCTCGACCCTTTTATCTCAAATGGCTCACCCAAAACATTATTATAAAAAATTTGATACTTAGTCATGTCTTTAACTTTTTTTTCTATTGGATCATAAGCATCTAAGTATAAAATTACATTTTCAAACCAAGGTTTCATTCCAATCGGACTATAAAGACCAGGTAAATGATAACTTCTTATATTTTTTTCTATTGGTTTAGATGTTGGATTCCAATATGCCCCATATTCTTCACTATACAATCGTTCCTTATCCGCTTCATAGTGCGAACCACCGCAATGTTTACAATCATATCTTACGGATTCAGTTATTAATATACCATCTTCATCTAAATCCCATTTATATCCACCGATTACTCCAGTATCTTTATCGATATATTCCCATCTTAAATATTGCTCTTTTTTACAATGTTTACATAGAACCATATATTTTCGCTGGTCACCTTTTAAATAATTTTTATATATTTTTGAATTTGATTTAATAAGAGGTGTTGAGCCTCTGAAAATTTTTTTCTGATCTGCGTAACCATCCGTTCTTGCATCTGATAAACTATCGGGGTCTCCATCTTTACCAACAGTATCAGCCCAAGCGTCTAATTCATCTTTTAGCATAATCGCAATAGAAAAAGACCGCATTTTAGCAGCATTAACTGCACCAAAAGGAACTAAATAACCACCTTTTGCGAATTGTATCTGATGTTCGTTTTTCCCTGATTTTCTAGCGTTTCCAATATCACTAGATTGTATGATATGTGATTTGTCTGATTGGTTAAACATAGGAATCATATTATTTTCGACTCTTGCTTTTGCTAATTCTTTATCAGCAGTCATATACATAATAGGCAAAGTCCCTATATGATCTGCATAGTACATAATAATACTCTCTAATAGTGTAGAGTAAGTAATTTGTACGCCTTTCATTAGTGTTATCTCTTTTACTGGACTATCAATATCTGCACAGTTTAATATCTCTCTCATAAACGGATTAATGTCATATGAAATATATCCCGGCATTGAAGAAACCGAACCCGGCAAATATCTATTTTCTTGATTATAGTCTACTGGACTGATATGAGGAACTTCTTCAACAATATCATCTATTTTTTCAAAAAGCCATTTTATCCCTATATTATTCGTCATCTATAATTGTTTCCAGCATTTTTAAAGTATTTTTAATTGTTTGCTTCATAGATTTAAAATAATTACCTATTTGTTCACTTGTAAACTTTTGAAGATCTTGAATACCCATACCTGTTTCATGTTTTGCGACAATTCTTTTAGTTATAGTTTTCGCACCATCTGTTAATAATCTTGTGTGAGCTGCATTAACTGGATTTAAGATACCTTTTTCTACAAGAACTCTATCTACTAATACACCTTTTGATTTATCATTTTTAATTCTTTTTTCTTCAATGATTTCTATTTTTTGAATAGCACTTAAAAAGTCAACTAATGCCGTATCTGTTCCAAATTCATTTATAACATCTTCTAAGGTGTAATACAAATATTTTTTTATGTGTTGAGGTACTTCAATTCCTTTTGATGTATGATAACTAGAATCATTTTTATCATTTTCTTTTCTTGCATTATGCCCTCGAATATGAGGTTCTTTTCTTTCTATAATAATTGGATTATCTAAAGTACCTGTTTTTATTTCACTCTTAATGTTTTCTGTTTTAACTTCTTTTAACTTTTCGTTGTAATTTTTTAACGATTGTTGTTTCTTTTTCTTTTCGATATATGCAATTGCTATAGGATGGTTAGCATCTATGCGTTTCCCATCAAATGCAGGTTTCAAAGCATTGTCACAAGCTTTTGTTATTGCTGCAGCAGATACGTTATTGAGTTTGGCAAAGTCACTTTTAGACATTAATTTTTTCATATTGGATTATATCGAAAAAGTTAAAAAGTTAAATGAAAAGTTAAAAAAGGTTTCAATATCAGAAATTATCCGAGGCAAGGGATTGCTAAACAAACAG